TTATATTGGCTTTGATAGTATTGTAACATATCTGTCGGACCTTTCAAGTATCCATATGCATTTACCAGACATGCGTACAAAAGTAAATCTTGGTATTTATTTGATAGATAAGTGCCTGCTGTCGCTGGGGCCGGTGTAGATGTGGTATCTGTTATGGTCTCTGGCTCCTTATCATAAGCAAGTGTTATCTCATAAGTCTTATCAGGGGTTGGTGCTACCACCCAAAACTCCTCGTCCCAATTAGCATAATATTTTGGAATATCCACAGCCTGTGTGCTAGGTGTAGAATAATATTCTGCCATAAAACTGGTATCTCTCTGTTCTAAATAATATTGATTACCATCCTGATCTTTAAATTGCACATATCTGATGGCTCTAAGATCATCTGGGATAGTCACATATCTATTTCCAACAATCGCGTTAGATGTTGCATAGAAAACACTCTGATCTGTGTCTATCGCTCTGTATATTTTATTCTCAGCATTTTTAATTATTGTATCTAAAATACTATCACTCAATACGGTGCTACTGACCTCTGTATAGTTTCTGATATCTGATCTTAAATTTGATAAAGTGTATGCCATTATCCGTTTACTACCTCTAATGTTACTGGTCCTGCTGAACAGTTATCCCCACCACCAGATACACCACCTGTTGTAGCATTACTAGTGCTTGTTATATGAAAAAAATTTATAGGATTTGTTAAAGGATCTGTTGTTGTTGCTCCTGTAACATTTCCTGCAGAATCTATTTGTCCTAATGATATTGTAAAACCATTTGCATTATTTAAATCACTGACATTATCAAATGTTGGTATGTTAGCAAATGCTTGTAAGTTTCTTAGATCAGCCGGATCAGCGCCACCGGGCCCAGCACTTGTTACTTGTGGTGAACCTCTAAATCTTACAGTTGATCCTGCTGCTCTTTGATGATCTTCAGAAAATACGTTAACAAAAGTTGTTCCCCCTGAGATCACGGTTGTAAAAGGATTAGTGTCTAAAAGAATCAAACTTGTTTTAGATGCGGGTTGTGGTCTGGGATTGAATAAAGCCTGTGGATCAGAGCCAACTGGTTTTGGTTCTAATTGTGGTTGTTTTGGTTCATACTCTGACATGTGAACCAAAGATCCATTCCATTCCCTAACCATCTCATCATATGGAAATCTTAAACCAGATCTATCTGATATCGCATATGCATATTTTCCTGATGCGTACTTACCCATTATACTCCATCTCCATAAAATGTTTGTGGTGAAATGAAAGTGGATGTGCCTTGATTATCTGCATCAAGAGCTCTTAATAGTTCACTCTCATATCTACGTTCTAATTCCTGACTCATGGCTGGTGAATATTTTTGACTTAGATAATATGCAAGACCAGACATCATGCAAGGATAGAATCTGTTAACCACATCAGATGTATTATTATAGGCTCCTACATCTTGAATTTTAGATAAATAATAAAAACAAAATTGAAAATTACTTGGTGTTGTTGCATCAGATACGCTTGAACTTGGTGTTGTGTATAAAAATATACTTGGATTAATTTTTCTCTCCACATAATATTGTGATGGTGTGCCTTTAGCTAATTTGTTTGGCGTCTGTGAATATTGTGATCTATCTATTTTTGTCAAAGCTATATCTTGTGGTGCAGTCGCGGTAGAATTATCTCTATAATACGCTTCTAAAACATCGCTTATATCATCTGGGAAATTAGTAGAATCAGATGCAAAATTATATTCTGCCTGTCCCTCTACCAAAGGAACTTTGGCTAATTTTACTTTCCATAGATGGATACCTCTATTACCCCACTCTTGAAATAATATATTTAAAGAACGTCTTGCAGATTTTAATTGATATCCTGTTCTTGCACCTTGGACACCTGTTCTCTCAAACGCTTCTTCTATGATGTCATCTATTTGTGGGTTAAAAGCTGTCTCTTCTGATGTGGGTGAGACTGTCTGAGCGACATTACCCATACCGCTGTGGTTAATACAGTAGTAAAATAACAAAGGTGCTCCTGTTGTTCTGACTGGTGCAACATTAATAGTTGTGTTAGCACCTGCGGATCCTGGACCACTTGCTCCGGCATTTACAGTTACACCGGTAGTGTATTCAACACCTCCGCCCCATGTTCCATTATCTGTTGTAGAAAAAGCGATACGGTGTGTAGCATTTGTTGAATCAGATTGATCAAATATATAAGTGTTGCCTTCTTGTAGGTATAGGACAACATTAGCCTCTCCGTTAAGGTAATACTTATTACCTGTCCCATATTTGTTGGTCCCCGTTGCTACGGTTACTTTGTAAGTTATTGTAGCCATTTAAACTCCTAGCCGAAATAAAATGTTACGTCAGCAATAGTTCCTAATGTCACCGTCAGTTTAGTATCTGCTTTAATTCCTGTTCCAGGAAATGTAGTGCTATATACCATAGGCGATGAAGAGCCATCAGGAGTTCCAAACACAGCTAAAGCTGTACCATTATCCTCTAAAGTAATTGTTCCTGCTCCTGCCGCGCAGTTTGCAGAAAATCCTAAAAATCTTCCTGGTCCACCAAAAACTTCTTGATTAGCCGCGGTGCTTGTTATTCTTTTGGCTTTTATATCTACTGGATATGTGCTCATTAATTTTCTCCTAAAATTATGTGTGGGCCGAAGCCCACACTTAATTAATTATTAACTTAAATTGTTATTCTGAATGTATCTTACAGTTAAAAATCCAGTACCAGTACCTGTGTTAGTATTAGTTAAAAGAATTCTTACATCAGAACTTCCAACATCAGCGTAATTTGCAACTCTAGTTGCATTAGCTCCAGCAGTTATAGAAATTATTCCTAATGTTCCACCTGCTACACCACCAGCTGCTGTTAACGCTGTTGCGTTTCCAACAAAACCAAGTCCTGTTGTACTTGCTCCTCCAGACCAAATTGCAGTTACTGATAATTCAGCAGCTACGATTTGTGAATTCGCAGGAATTACAATGTCAGTTTCTGTTGATGTTGCTGCTTGAGTTACAGCCACTGATTGACACATTACAACTTGACCTGTGTTTTTTACATCATCGCCAACTGTTGTGCCGGTTGTATTTGAAATCGTTCCCGCTTTAATCGGTCCCGAAAATGTAGTTGATGCCATAATTATATCCTCCTAGTTTTCCGAACATAGTCTCTAGGCCGTCGACTATACGCGTCTATGTTCTAATTAATTGTATAGTGTGTCTTTTATACAATACATTTAAGTAGAGCGCAAGAGAGCCTGTAGTGTGAATTGAATTTATTCAACGATGTAGCTTTTTATTAAGTAGCTACAGAAACTTGAGGAGCCGCATTCTCAATTTTATTTTCTAGATCAGCTTTTTTAGCTTCAGCTAGTTTTATATGGCTAATTACATCTCTGACTTTTCTGTCAATCTTAACCATATCGAGAGTATATCTACCCTCTTTAAGATGCTCCTGCTCCCATTGAAGATCCAGTCCCTTTTTCTTCGTGTATAGGGTCTCCAGATGTTGCATTATCGCCTCCATTAATAACCTCCTCATAGGTTATCCGTTTTTTTCTTGGATCATACATTTCTCCAAGATATTCCCATTTTATATCACCTTTTCCCAATTTGTCAATAATAGCGTTTTCTATATCTATTGGGCCTTCCATACAGGTAATCTGTATTTCCATTTTATAATGATAAGCATAGATTTTAACGAGGAAGTTCTTCATATTCACACCTTATATTAAAAAAGGGGCCGTTTCAAGCGGCCCCTTAATATCTATTTATTACGTAGCGTTTGAGCCAAACATGCCTCTTGGATCAGAGAATCCAAACACATATCTTTCTCTTGCTTTGTATCTAACGTTACCAGTATCAAAGTCACCTTCCATTGAAGTTTTGATAGGTGATCTATTGAAGTGCTTTAAGCCATTAGGCACATCAGTTTTGATGAAGAATTTCTTCGCAGCAGTTAAGTAATTATTTACTGAGTAACCACCAGAGATCATTCCCATGTTTCTGATTGCGTTAATGTCATTGTCAGCTGTACCTGTTCTACCAACAGACA